TTTCTTTAACTAAATTATTAATTAACTCTATTATTTCATCTGTATTATTTATTTTATCTATATCTATATATAAAGTTCTTAATTGTAATATATCTTTATTGGTTCTTGTGTATGTATTGCTTATAGTATTTTGAGTTGCGTATACATCATAATATCCACTATATTTATTAATCGTTTCTTCAAATTCATCATACTCAATACATTCTAATGGTTGTAATTCTCCCATCATGCCAATATAAATATGTGTATATCCATTAAATAATCCTTTTTTATATTCTAGTTTTAATGCTCCCATGATTGTTAACCTCTCTTCATTTAGTTAAATAAAAAAAGCCTTCTAGGTATTATCCTAAAAGGCTTGAAAATTCTCTAACTAAATGCTATACTGTCCTTAGTTAAAAGGCTTCAATGCTTCTTAGGTAGTCCGTTTACCTATTAAGTTACTTTTAAATATACTGGTAATATATTTAGAAGTGCGAGGTCTTTTTTTATTGTTTAAAATTATTATACCATCACATTTCCAAATATTCCACAAATTAATACTTATCTTTTCAATAATTTTAATTTTCAAAATTAAATCTTTTTCCATCATAACTGGCAATAATGTTAATTAATTTCTGTCTATTCTGCTCGTAAAATAATTTATCTCCAGTTAAAAAGTAAATACATAGTAAACTTAACTCTAACATTTCAACTGGATCACTCGACTTATTTATATCAATTCTCGCTTTCTCACTAGCTTGTACCATTTCAGAATAATAATATTGCTTTGCTTTTCCATTACGTTCTATGTAATTAGCTCTTAAATTTTTTCTCATACTATTTCAACCTTTTCTTTTATAAATTATAATGCTCTTATAAATTCCTCATAATGTTCATATAAACCAACATAAGCGTCTAACATTGAAGCTACTCCATCTATACGTTGTTTCGCTGATTGATTTTTAATCGGTACTATATTTCCGTTTCTATCTTCACAAACTCCTGTATTAGTTAAGCACCATTTTAAAATTGGATTATTATTATAGTTAATCTTTTTTGCTTTAAGGTCTGCCCCTAACTGTTGCATTGGTAGGCTCAAAGTTTTTGCCCCTTGAATACATCTTTCCATTTTAAAGCCATGAGCTTTCATTTCTTCAACCCAATATTTAGCTGAATAATTATCATAATAAATCCATAAAGGTGTTATTCCATAATTATTGAGCATTTCAATAAACCAAGCCGTAACATCACTATAATTAATGCTATTGCCATTACATAACCTTATTAATCCTCTTTCTAACCATTTATCATATGGTATTTTTTCAATCTTAACTCTTTCATTAAAATTTTCACTAGGTAGCCAATACATTTGATGTATATATCTTTTTTCTGTTTCCTTATCTATAAATAATAATGTTGCACATGTTAAATCTGTTGTTATGGATAAATCCGCTCCCCCTATTGCATAGAAATTTTTAAAGTTTTCTATATCAAAAGTTTCTGTATTATTAATATCATCAAAGTTTAACCATGCATTACTTAGGGTATTTCTTATATTAAAATCTTTAGTTAATACCCCGCTTAAATCTTTTGGACTATTCTTTGCTTTTTCTACTTTCCTTTTTAGGTCATCTAGCTTTTTTATTGCTCCTAATGATGGATTCGATTTGCTCCAACATCTTTCATTTAACCATTCCTCTTTTTTATCTAATTCATATATTATCGGCAAAAATGTATCATCTTCGAAAGTTCCATCTACAATATTGCATGAATACTCATAAATATCATCAAAAATACATTCTCTTACTGTTCCAGCAGTAGTTATCATTATTAATAATGGTTGCCTTCTTGCTGATTGTGATTGTTGCATTACCTCGTATAAATTTCTATCTTTTACGCCATGTAATTCATCTATAATTACACAATGTGCATTTAATCCGTCTAATGTGTCAGAATTTTTTCCAAGCGGTTGGAACTTACTCATGGTTAAAGGGAAATATAAATCACTCTTTCTCTTTTTGATATGCTTTGATAGATAAGGACTTTGATTTATCATATTTAGAGTTTCATCAAATACTAACTTTGCCTGGTCTTTCTTTGTAGCACATGAATATATTTCTGCTCCTGCTTCATTGTCTGCTATCATCATATAAGCAGCTATCCCACTAAGCATTGTTGATTTTCCATTTTTCCTTGCTACATAAAACATACTTTCTTTATATCTTCTTAAATTAGTTTCTTTATCTATAAAACCAAATAATGCTGATATATAAGCCTTTTGAAATAATTCTAATATTACAGGCTTTCCAGCCCACTCACCTTTGCTATGCTTACAAAATGTTTCAATAAATTTTATTGGTCGTAATGCTCTTTCTTCATCAAATATATATTTATCTGAATTATAAATATCATTTACCATTTTTTCATATTGCTTGTACACTCTATTAGATACAACATATTCACCAGCTTTTATTTTCTCAAAATATTCAATAACATAATTCATTAATTCTATTGCTCCTTAATGAAAGTTAGTAATGGATCTGCTTCTTCTACTGGTTTAACTGGTGGTAATAAATCTACTAATTGCTTTGATAAATTACTATAATTTTTTAATGTTGTATTATATCCCTTTAATGCTGGATTCTCTCTTAAAAATTCTTGTTGCCCTTGCTTAAATAATGTTGTTGTACCTTGTGTTTCAACTTCTTCTTTCAATTTATCTAAAGTTCTTTGAATGAATAAAAGTTCATTATAAATATTTTGTGCTATTGGTTGTCTATCTTTTGGAATTAATTTTAAAACTTTTTTAAGTTGCTTCATCTCTTTTGATATATCTTTATTTTTCTCAAACATTTCTTAAAATTCACCTACTTTCTTTTATTTACCCTACCCTAAAATTTAAAAATCTTTGGAGGGGTTTAATTAGGTAGCCACTCGGCGTGGCTGATTAAATAATATCTTTGTTATGTGGGGGGGTATAAATTAAATCTCCATTTTCATCAAATGCTACACCATCAACTGTTGCTCCACCAATTCCATGGACACTATTGTGGCACTCTAAACATAAGGCTTGTAAGTTATCCCAATTTAAAGTTATATTAAAGTCATTTATATTCATTGGTGTTATATGTTTCTTATGATGAACTATCTTTGCTAATCCTCCACATCTTTCACAAATATAATTCTTACTCTTCATAAATGAACTTCTGCACTTAATCCATTGAATACTATTGTAGAATCCTTTTGCATATTCTTTAGCCATTGTTACTCCTTTATTTTATTCCTTGAATGTATTTTTACTATGAGAATGTTACCTCCCACCTACACCCCCTTAGCCATTGATATTATGCTATTTATTAACACTCTTAAATATCAATGTAACCTCATATAAAAAACATTACTTATTTAATCTAAATTAATATTTTATTTTCTTTATTGCATTATTTAATCTCTCTGTATCCATCCCAATATAAGCTAATGTTGTTGCACTTGATTGATGCCCTAAAGCCTTTTGCACTAATCCTATATCCTTTTTATTGTCCATATATAACCAATATGCAAATGTCTTTCTTGTTCCATGACACCCTAGGTTTTCTATATTGAAATACTCTTCTATCTCTTTCATAATCCTATATGCTTGTGTCCTTGTTATTGGTTTATTAATTCCCTTCCTGCTCTTTATTAAATAATCATCATCTTTCATTTCTTCTGTATATTCATCAATTAATTTCTTTAATTCTCTATTTAGTGGAATATTTATCATCTTTCCTGTTTTTTGTTGCTTTATTTTTAAATTCCACTTTCTTCTTACATCTTTTACTTTTAAATTTAAAATATCGCTTATTCTGAATCCGCAATATATCCCTAATCCAAACATAATGGCGTTTCTTTGGTTTTCACCTTCTAAACTTTTCATTATATTTTTTACTACGCTCTTATCTTTTATAGGCTCTGTCATTACATCACCCCCATTTTTTTGACATATGTTCATAATTTAATTCTTGAATAAGTTTTACAACTTCTTTAAGGTCTTTATCTATATCTAAATCGCTTAAAATTATTTTTGTTATATCTGTGCCTATATATTTTCTTTCTCCAATATAACTATTTGTTTTAACTCTATATCCTAATTCATTTATGTAATTGGCTACTGCTCTTACACTTTCTAACTCTAAATATTTTTTAAATACTATAGTTTCAAAATTATCATCTTCTTTTATTTGAGATTTATTTTCTAGGATATTAATTATTTTTTCAATTTTCTGTATTTTTTCGTTATATTTTTTAGTTATCTTTTCCTCTAGCTTTCTATATCCATTTATTTTATTCTTTAATATTTCGTTCATTTTTCCCCTTTGCCATTGATGTTAGTACCATTAAAAGATTATTTATAGGCTTTTCATAATCCTTGAAATTATTGTCATACATAGAACATATTAAATATCCTGCTAGAGTTTTAACTAATGGATTAATCGGCTCTTTATCCCATCTTGAGCCTGTTTTATTTTCTAAATAATCTGGAATTGATTCTATTAAGCCTATTATAAGTAAATCATCATCTTCAAAATCAACTCTTAATTTTAACTTTGCTTCTTCTAATGTTAATATCATTTATTCACCTTCTTTATTAAAAAGGTGTCCAATTTGAACACCTTTTGCTTTTATCCTTGTTTTGATAGTTTTATAAATGCTTCTGAAACTAATGGCTTAGTATCTGCTATCGCTAATGCTCTATAGTCAATTACTCCATATTTGAAACTGCTCTCTCTTGATGTTTCTACAACTATTCCCTCTGGAATGTTATAACCTAAATAATTAAAGTTCCCTAAGAATATAGTGTCATCTGCTATATTGTCATCAATAATAACTGGCTTACCTAATATGTAACCTATATTTTCATTCTTTGGATCAGCTATAAATATTGGTCGTCCTGTAGTATCTACAATTCCATAAATTGAATTATATAGAGTTGCATTATTCATAGCCCATTTTGCTCCTGCTGAATATCCTCTTTTTAATTTTGCTAACATTTTAGTTAAATCTGTATAAACCACATTATCTGTAAATGTAAAGCTATTTTCTCCATTCCATGTAATTCCTGTTGCTATTCCAGTTCCTTGATTTACTCCAGTTCCGTTTACTAATGAATCTGCTATACACTCCATAACACAATTTGTTAATTCTTCGATAATATAGCTTTCAAATGCTGAAATACTCATTTTCTTTGAACTTGCTGAAATAGAAAATATTTTTATTATTTCATATCCAGCAAATGAAACTTTAGCAATTTTTTCTGATGGATTTTCTGAATCTACCTTTTCACCTTCCGTATGCCAATTTGCTTTTGTACTTGGTGTTCCAATAGGTACTGATATATTAGATGGAATATTGAAGCTTCTACAATGAGATATTAATCCTCCTATTGTTCTAGCTTTTTTGATTATTTCATTTAATGTTTGAGTTGGTAAAATTGCAGCACTATTAGTTGTTGTACTAAATGCATCTGCTCTTTTTTCTGTATCAACTATTTCCATAGCTCTTTTAAAAGTTCTTTCTTCTACATCTGTTAACTTTTGCCCTAACATTGTTTTGAAAAATGCATTTCTATACTCTGTACTTTCAAATACATCTCCTTTTACACTTTCCGTTGCTCCTACAAAACTCATTCCTGTTATTGGATTAAACTGTTGGGATCCTTGACTTCTTTCTTCAATATTTTCTTTTGCTTGTTTTAATCCCTCTAGTTCAATATTTAATTCTTGAATATCTATATTAGGGTCTGTATTAATTAAATTTCCTATTTCTGCTGTTCTCTTTTCAATTTCTGCCTTACTATGGTTTCTATAATAATTAAATGCTTCTGCTATATTTTTAAATTTCATTTTAAATACTTCCTTTCAATATTTGATTTACTTTTATTCTTAACATATCTTTTTGCTTGTCCTTATTCTGCTCTGCTATTATCTGATTTCTAGCTTCTACTGATGTTGTTTGATAAGCTGGAAAAGGAACTACGCTACACTCATAAACTTTTTCTATTTTTGTTATTGTTCTAGTATTAGTTTTGCTATCATAAAAACTGCCGTCTTTTGGTACTTTAAATGCAAAACTCATTCCTGTTAAATCACCCCTGCATACTGCCGTATGTACCGCCTTAGCTTCTTCGGTGTTTGGTAAAACTGCCCTCATATGAAGCCCCTTATCATCAACGCTAAATTGCATTGTCTTTGGTACTCTTGCAAGTGGTAATTTATTAAAATCATGATTATATAATAAACGTATATCGCTCAAGTCTGCCGAATCTAAAGCTCCACGTTTTATGACTTCTTTATAACTTCCCATAGGATCATTAATTATTGTTTCTTCCTCAAATACAATTGGTGTTCCTATTAACTCCAATTCATTATTGCTCTGTATTTGGGTATTTCTTATTTCCTTCATTGTTTACCCCCTTTTTATTCATTTGGTATTCATCAACGATTTTCGTATTAGCAACATTCAATGTTTGTACTCTTCTGTCGCCATCTTCTACACTAGGTAAATTTAATATTTCTAATGCTTGATTTACTGTAAATAATCCTAATGGCATTAATTCCTTTAACATATTTACTTTCGTTGTATTACTAGCAAATTGTAATCTATTAGCTTCCATAATTATTGAATTACCAAAGGCTTGTTCCCTTTGAGTAAATATTTTATCAGTTAATTCCAATGAAATTTGAACTCCTAATGCTTCTACTACACTTTCATAAAAAGCTGACCATTCATCTTCATTGTATGTACTGTTAATAATTTTTTCTGATACTCCTAAGTAATCATATATTTTTTGCTTTACTGCTGACATTTGCTCATTATCAATAGATACACCTTTAATTTCTAAAGGAACATAATCCATTTTGCTATCTAATGCGACTATTCCACCATTATTACTTATAGATAAATAATCTTTGATAAACTCTTCTTTTTCCTTCTTTAAGTTCTCTGGACTTAATATCTGGTTATACTTTAATAATCCTTTTATTGTTGCACTAGATTTTATTGAATTTGCTATACCTTCATTTTGTGTATGTGCTAAATCCAAAGTATTTAATATTGCCGTATTTTTATCACCTAATAAATCATTTGAATTATAAAATCTTCTTATGGTGAAAACATCTCTAAAAGGTAGTGTTACTTGCTTATCTCCAGCGAAGAAAAATCTACAATATAATTCTCCTGTTAAGTCTGTTAAGTATTCCATATTTACTGGACTTAATGGATATATTCCTGTTAATTTTCCATTTTCATCTTTCTGTAGATAAGCAAATGCATTATTGTATAAATAATAATGAGTTACTATCTTGTAGATCATATCGTATGAAGTCATATATGGATTAGGTCTTACTTGTAATATTCTGTTTAAAGAATTATCTCCATCTTTTCTATTTCTATCTATTGTTACAACATGAACTGGCTTTAACTTAGCCACATTTCTTGCTATTGAATCAACTGCTGACCTATAAATATCACTTTCATATGCATTTCCACTAAACTGTGTGAATATTGCTGGTCCACCGTTCATTACTTCTACTCTGCTTTTTGAGGATTGGTTTTCTTTTGACTTTCCATTTCTAAAAATTTTGCGTATAAATCCCAAACTTTATATCCTCCTTTATTTATTAATTCTTCTATTCCTTCATATGTTTTAGGAGAATCTTTTTTATTCATTAGAACATAATGGAAACCTAATCTAGCTGGTATATAAAGAAAAACTTTAAAATCAAAACTTGCTATTTCCTTTCCTTGAATTTCAAGATAACGTTCCATCTCTACTGGATACATATTCATCAAGGTAATTCCGTTTAATTTACATGCTCCAAACTTTTCTATCTCTTCTTTTTTTATTTCTTCAATCTGCTCTTGGGTGTATCCCTTGTTTATCAAATAATTTTCTATATATTTATATTCATCAATTATTTCATTTTCATATGTTAATACTTCTTCTAATTCTCTATTTGAGAATATATTCTCTTCAAACTCTTCTTTACTTTCTACATATCTTATAAAATTAGACGATTCATATACACTGTTTAAGATGTATGTTACCTTCCCTTTAGTTCTTCCTTTTGCAAATACTCTTGTTGGTTTATTTCTTTCTAATTGTTCAAGTAAATATGTAGTTATTAAACTTGATAAATCAACATCTTTTCTTTTGGCTTCTTCTTCTAATTCTTCTAGTAAATTTTCTGCAATAAAAATTTCTTTTTGTATTGGTTGTCCAGCCGTAATAAAATTTTGCATATAATTTGCTAGTTCATACTTTCTTTCATAATAAGGGATAAAATCCTCATCATGTTCAATTATCATTCCTGCATATCTTTTAAAAGCTAGTTCCTTTCCTCTTTTTCTAAACTTGTGTAATTTATTGCTCATGTAAAACTCTCCTCATTTTGCCAAATGTAATATCTTAATTTTATTTTATTCATTCGTAGACACCGCGGGAAATTTTTTTTTAAAAAAGGATAACGCCAAATTTACGTTATCCTTTTTTAATTATTATTTTATTTAATTTTTCTTCCTTTGTTATCAATACACCCTTTAATAAATCCATAAATAAAATCTAAACACTTCTCATTTTCCATTTTATTAATAGCCTTAATAATCCATTCTTTCTTAAACTCTTTATCCAATATATTGCCCTCTCAACTTTCTATAATATTACTTCTATCCCATCTACTTCATTTGAAAATTTTAAATTACTTAGTCCTGCTCTTAGACCTTCTCTAAAATAAAATCTGCATAGCTCTACCCATTCACTTGAAATAGAATCCTCAAATTCACCAATTAATCTTCGTTGCTCTTGGGTTAAGTCCTTCTTTAAAGCTTCACGTATTGCTTTTGTCATTAATACTTTTTGCTTATACTCAAAATTTTCATTTTCAAAATCACTTGCTGAAATATCTGATGTATGATTAAATTCATTTTCTACTATTCCATTTACTATATTCTCTATATTTTTAATATTCATTATCTCACCACCCCAAATCTTTTATATATTACTGCTCCCTTTAGGGTTGGTATAACGTTGTGAGAATTACACTTCTCTATGTAATTTTTTAATGTATTAATGTTCATTGGTAATTAATCCTCCTTGAATTAACCACCCAATTAAGATATAATCTAATTACCAGTTAGTCTGCTCTTAATCGAGTGGGCTTTTTTTTATTTATTTTTTAGCTAAATCTTTTTGAATTAAATCAACTATATAATCTTTTAAAGATATTCCTTCTTCAGCAATTCTTATCTTTACAGTTTTGTGTAAATCTTCACTAATTCTTATAGTTATAGTTTTTTCAGCCATCTTTAAAACCTCCTTTCAATATTATTATACTGCAATACTGCAATAATGCAATACTTTTTTTAAAAAATTTTTCCTATTTTTTATTAAAATTCCCCTACTAAAAAATTTTTAGTGGGTAATCACTCACAGGGAAATTCCCCCTGGGCTCCTTGGGTAATTAGTTCAAGTTTGCACCAATTAAAATTAATAATCAAAAAGCAAATAGGGAATAACGATTTGTTACCCCCCTTTTTTAATTTCGTTCATTTATTATTTTATGAACTGTTGCAACACTACAATTTAATTCTTTGGCTATAGCTCTATAGCTTTTATTTTGTAATCTCAACATTTTTACTGTTGCCTTTTCTTCTTCTGTAAATCTTTCTTTTCTTCCTGCGCCACGTTCATTTTTTATTTTTTGAACGCCGTTGTTTTTTAACTCTTTTATCTCTCCATTTAATTTATTATTTTTAAGCTTTAATTCTAAATTCTCTTTTAATAAATTTTCTATAGTTTCCCTATTCTTTTTAATAGTGAGCTCTTTCCCTTTAATACTTATTTCATGACTTTCTATAATTGTTTCTAAGCCTTTAATTTCCTTCTCCATTCTCCTATAGGCTGGACTATTTTCAAAGCTATCATCAGCTATATTCTCCATTTGCTCTATTTGTTTATTCCTATCATTAATGATATTCATATATTCATTTAAACGCTTTTCTAAATCTGCAATAATTAATTCCAATTCTTTAATAGTTTTTCTTGCCACTTTTAACCACTCCGTTCAATAATTAATTTTATAACTAAATTATAATATACTCTGTTAAATTGTTCAATAATTAATTTTTGAACTAAAATAAAAAAACTGCGCATATGTATGAAATCACGCAGTTTTATTTTGAAATGGCTATTTTACTATATTTCTACTCACCACAAAATTGTGGTAAGTTAAATTTACGCAGTTTTATTGGATAAAACACGCATTTTACTATAAACTAACGGAATTTTTCGGCGGTTAATAACGGTGAATATAAATCACCCATTTCCTTTTATATTTATTTGATTAATTATCCTGCACGAACGATTTGTTCACCCAGCTTATTTATATTACTTAATATTATAATAGTAATAAACTTTTATAATATTGCTATTTTACTATATTACTAAATATTATAAAATATTACTCAATGTTATCTAAAGCATATTTTAATAAACTACTAACTATATCCTGCCTTTTATACATCTTGTATTTATCAAATAATTTTTCTAAGTCTTGATATACTTCTACATCAATTTTAAATGTTTTTGTTGTAGTTTTATCATAACTATTTATAAAGTTTTTATCTGAACGTAGTTCTCCGTTTAGATATTCTTTATCAAAGTGCAAACTTGCACTCTGTAATGTTTCAACTTTCTGCTCCAGCAACTCAATTCTCTTTAAAATTAAATTTATATCTTTTGGATCACTCGCCTTACTTTTATTTTTCACCAGCAACTTTTCGCTATCCAAAATTGGATTTTTAACCTCCGAATTTTTCGCAGTTAAATTTTTTATTTCAACTGAACAATTTTGAGCGGTTAATTCTTTCTCCACTTGTGGGGAAAATCCTATTATTCTTTGTCCTGCTCTTGATGGCTCAAACCCATTAGCCTTAAATCTATTTAATATAGTGTTTTTTGATATTCCTAATTGCTTACATATAGCATTAAAATTATTATTCTCCTGCTTCAATTCATTGTTAAAATGCTCAACTTGACCTTTTATATCTAATTGATTGAATTCCTCTCTATTCATCTGTAACCCCCTATAATACATATATTATAAAAATAAACTATTATAATATATAATATTACCCAATATTACCACAATAATATATTCTTATTTTATTTAATGACGGAAATAGTTACGTCACCTATTTCTTCCTCTGCGAAAAGTTAATATTTATCATTCATAATTTTACTTATGGTACCAAGTGATAAATTATATTTCTTTGCCTTTGCTCTGTAGCTTCCAGTATCATTTTTTATTTTTTCTACTTGCTCCTTGGTTAATTTTTTTCCTCTCCTTTGAACTATGTAACCATTTTTCCCTGCTGCTATAATCGGATTTGATATATAACAAGAATATTTCTCTAAAATTTTTTTTTCTTCTTCAGTAAAATTCATATCTCTTGGTACTATATAAAACCTCTCAACAAATTGTTTTATAGTATTATCTTTACCAACTGTTAATGCATATGTTTTTATTTCTCTTTTATTATCCATCTTAATACCCCCTATGTTCATTTATTAGAAATGATACTGTTCACTTATTAAAAATAATACAGTAAAAATTTAAATAAAAAAAGATACAAGGGAAAACCCTCATATCCTAATAATCTGTATATAATTTTAATCGGAGCAAATTTTGAGCCTATCTCCTAAATAGAAAACTTTTTTATTTTTTATAATTACATTCATATTGATAAATTAAGCCGTAATCATTTGGGTTTACTTTCATGTTACCAGGTCCTCTGTCATGGTCTTTTAAATACCATTTAGCGTATGATTTTGGTATCATATAATCTATATATTCTGCTATTTCATAAACTATGAAATCTCTTCCTGGATTTCCTTCCAAAACTAAATTTAAATTATCATAGAAATCATATGCCAAATCTAACCTATCTAAAGTATTTAATTCTTCTATGCTTCTAAGTGTTTTTTTTCCTTCATTAAAATACGTTACTACATTGTGAGATATATAGTTTCCTAATTTTTGTGTAAAACTTCGTTTATTAAAAATATAATCAAAAGCCATACTCTACCCCCTAGAAATAAATTAGTTTTAAATACCTTCAGAACAAAGACAACATACATATATTAAAGAGCCATTTCATGTCCTAGTTAGAATTTAATATTCTTCTTACACTTCTAACATTCATATTTAATTTATCGGCTATTTGAGTATTATTAAATCCCTTTTCTTTTAACTCCTGGATAGCTTTAATAGTATCTCGTTTTTGTTGCTCTCTTGATGTTAATCCCTCTGAATTTCTTCTCTTTTCTCTTCTTTGAGCATTATTATTCTCTTGTTTTATCTTTTTTGACTTTAACGTAATTAATTCTCTTTGTTCCTCTTCTGAAATATTTAACCATTCGATAATAGTTTCGCTTTTGGGTAGTACCTTCTGTCCTTCTTTATGCTCTTCAACTTTTTTTAGTCCATTTCTTACAAATGATTTTACTTCAGCCAGAGAAGTATATTTTTTAGATTTAATTCTACTTGCTAAAACCTTTATTTCTTGTAATGTTTCCTCATAATTTGAATTATTAACTAGAATATAATATGTTGTATAGAACATTAAAAAACTATTTCTTATTCCTGTTAAATCATATTCCCTTAACTCTAGTATCTTTTCTAAATCCTTTAAACGCCCATAATTTAGCGTTGATTTACTCTTTAATAGTTTTATACCTTTTTTACTTTTCTTTTGTTCTGTGGCTTTCTGTGGCTTATATGGGGTATATATATTGTATAACTCATATAAGTCGTATAACTCATGCTCATTATTAACTAAACATTTTACTACTTTATCACTTTTTGAATTAATAGTTCCTTCTATTCTTAAAACTCTTGATGGGTCTTTTACTCTTTTATCGACTTCCCCCATGCTCTTTAAAGAATTTTTAAAAGTCTTAATTAAATAATTTTGTAATCTGCTCCAAACATTCATATTCTTTTTGCTTGTCCCTGCGTAATCCTTTATAAACCACTTAATATGTATTCCTCTTCCTGAAAAAATTATTTTATGTGGCTTTGGTATTACTTTTTCTTTAACTAAATTATTAATTAACTCAGATCGGAAGAGCGTCGTGTAGGGAAAGAGTGTAGAT